GAATATATTAATTATCTTGGTCAATATGCTAATATGCCTTCTGAATCTTTTAGTTCTACTACAGAAAATCTTTTTAGTAGTGAAGAACTTATGAGTTGGGAAGAGCGTCTTAGAACTGACAATGCTTTTAATTTTTATGTTGATGGCTGGTTATTTGAAAAAGGTAATAAAGTAGAATTTAAAACTAATGCTCGTATTGAAGCAGAGGGGGGTAAACACAATGTAGATTTTTGGGATTGGATTGTTGGTGTTCCTATTAAAGGACATGAACATCATCACGGTTGTATTCGTAAATGGTTTAATCCTGTTCAAATACAATATGTAAATCATGAAGGACAAACTGTGATGGGAACTCCTCCTGGATATTATTCTATGAGTTATGACCCTGTAGGTGTAAATAAAGAAAATAAACTTATAACAAATAAGCATTCTCACAATAGTATTGAAGTATGGATGAACCCATGTCAATACAATGGTTTTAAAACAGCTCTAGTTGCTGCTTATTACGGAAGACCTGAGAAACTAGAAGAAGCTGATAGAGTTTGTTATTTGTTAGCAAAATATTACAATTGTATTGGAACTGTTGGAGTAGAGGTTAATAGAGGTGAAACTGTTAGTAATTTTACTAAGTGGAAAGCTCTTAAATATCTTATGAAAGATCCAGTACAAATTTGGGATACTTCTCTTAAAGGACAAGTAACATCTACTTATGGTATTGTTATTGGAGATGGTCCTAGAAAACTTGAAGGTCTTCGTCTATTAAAAGAAATGCTTTATTCAGAAGTAGGCAAAGATGATTTAGGAAATACCAAAAGATTATTTCATACTATTTATTGTTATCAACATATACTTGAACTTAAGAAATGGAATAGTATTGGTAACTTTGATAGAGTTTCTTCTATGATTATTCGTGCTTTACAATGGAAACTTTGTGATGTAGAAGCAGCTAAAGAACTTGCCCATAGAAAGAAAGTAATTAATGATAAAAATGATATTTTAACTAGAGATTGGTTTTAAACTATGGCAAAAAAAGTAGAAGATTTTATTGGTGGGACATTATATAATGTTTATAAAGACTATCAAAATAAAAAAAATATTAAGAAACAATTTCCTTATATAGGTGGCACAACACAAGAAACTAGAAAAAAACTTTGGCAAGTAAAACCTAAAATTAAAGCTGCTACAGATAGTATTGCAAATGCTTATGGAATAAGTTCTGAATTACTTAGAAATAGACTTGACGCAGAAGGTTTTACTGATAAAATTATAAAAGGTCACAATCATGCTTATGTTTACCCTTATGATTATAACGATCCAATAATGCAGGCAAAGTTATTAGTTGGAGCAAATGAGGATAGTATTTTATATAATCCTAAATATAGTATTCCTGCAATGAACGCTTTTGGTACAGATGATACTGGAACTTTAATAAAAGAAGGTAAAGTCCGTCTTATAAATGAAAAGTGGAAAGATGGTAGTGGCATAAACGAAAAAGGTAGAAGTGTTAATCCTGCTGAAGGTTTAACTAATCTTGATAATATTGGAATAACTGCTGCTACTCTTAGATATTTTAGGGATGAAGCTAAGAAACGTAATCCTAAACTTACAGGAATACATCTGGATGAAGCTGCAGGAATATATTATAATAGAGGAATAACTGGTGGACAAAATTATTTAAATAACAAAAAATAAATTATGCTTAATAATTATACTATATTTCCTCGCCAGAGAGTGAGTGGTGCTGAAAAGCAAAAGCAAGAATGGTACGCTAATTGCATAGACCATATTATTGCTCAAGGTATATCTTTTAATGATAGAACAGAATCTGAAGTTCAACTTAATATTCTTCATGGTGATATACCTAATGACTTCTATAAGAAAACTCTTAATCCTTATAATAGTGCACAAGAACGTTATCAACGTTTTCCTGCTACTATGCGTAATTTTGACATAATGAGTGATGTTATTCGTCGTTATGTTTCAGAGTATTTTAAAGGTGTTCATGAATTTATTGTTGGTGCTAATAATCCAGAAATTGTTCTTAAACGTGACGCAAAGTTGCGTGAAGAAATGGCTAAATTAGCAGAACAAGCATTTCAACAAGAGTTTGAAAGACGTTATCAAGAATTAATTCAACAATCTGCTCAACAAGGTATTCCTCCTGAACAAGTTAATCCACAAGAAGCTATGCCTGATCCAGAACAGTTTGTTAAGGATTTTAATGAAAAATATATTGATGATGAAAGCAAACAAGCACAAGATGTTCTTGATTATATTCGTTCTATAACAAACGATATGACTATTTATCTTTCTGCTTTCTTTCATTATTGTTCTTTAGGAGAATGTTATACCTATACAGATATTCGTGGTGAAAAAATATATAAAGAAAATGTTCCTGTACTTGAGGCTTATCCTATTCCTAATTCTAATTTCTTTGTAGAAGATCACGATATGTTTGCAAGAAAGATGCTTCTTTCTTATCCTCAAATATTAGATATGTTTGATGAAGTTCTTACAAAGAAAGATAGAGACTTTCTTGAAAAATATTATGATACTAGTTCTGCTCAAACAGCTAGAACACAGTTCCTTTATAGTCAATATTTTGAATATTATCCTGAAGGTTGTGAGAAGTTTAGTGAAGAAGAAAGAAAGTTTTTTAAAGATAATCCAGTAAATATTGCTGCTGATAATAATAATTTATTTGAAGTTTGGCATGTTGTTTGGAAAGGAGAAGCTAAACAAGGTATTCTTACTTATATAAATGAACAAGGATTTCAAACACAACGAGTTGTTGATGAAGATTATAAACTTAATCCAGAAGCTGGAGATATAAGTATTGATTGGGCTTATGAACCTCAAGTTTATGAAGGTTATCGTATAGGTACTCGTTATACTGGTATTTATCCTATTAAAGCTAGACCTATAGCTTATCAACGTGATGGTAAGTTACCTTATAACGGTGTTATGGAAGTCTTGCCTTTCTTTGGTAAATTTAGTATTATTAAACTTATTACTCCATATCAGATTATGAGAAATATTATTTCTTATCATCGTGAAATGGTTATTGCAAAGAATAAGATGTTAATACTTCTTCTTCCTGAAAGTTTAGTTGCTTCTAATAGTGAAGATAAGATTTACAAAATGGCTGCAGATGGCACTCTTCTTATAGATGATTCTGAAGATTCAAATACTATGAAGATGCAGCAAATTCGTATGCTTAATGCAAATATGGGTGATTATATCACACAGCTTACTAATCTTATTGAAGCAATAAAACTTGAAGCTCGTGAAATGGTTGATATGAATATGCAGCGTTATGGTGAGATTGCACAATCTGCTGGTAATGCTACAACTCAAGAAGCTATTACACGTTCCTCTATGGGCAGTGTGATTATTGTTTCCATGTTTGATGAAATGCGTAAACGAGATTATCAACGTGATTTAGATTATGCTAAACTTGCATTTATTGATGGTTTACAAACATCTTATTATGATGATAAGTATTCTCTTCGTTATTTAAGTCTTGATGTTAATTCTTTCTTATATTCTAATTATAGTGTTCTAGTTAAGAATGACCAAAAAGAAATTGATAAGTTAAGTCAACTTAAACAATGGGCTTTCTCTGCTGCACAAAATGGTGATTTAGACATGGCTATTGCTGCTATTACTGGAGACAATGTTACACAGATTAAAGAAACTGTTAACAAGTTTATGGAAATAAAAAGGCAGCATGAAGAACAAATGCAGCAAGCAGAACAAATGTTGAAGCAAGAAGAATTGCAAGCTAAGATTGCTGAAATTCAAGCTAAGGGAGAAGAAGATAGAAAGACTGAGATGCTCAAATATCAATATGAAATGCAACTTAAATATATTGATGTTGATATGAGTTTACTTGGTACTCCTGCTGAAGATACTGCTGCTCGTGATAGACTTGCTGAAATAGCAGAACAAAATAAAGCTAATGCTGCTCAACAAAAACTTAATCTTGATAGAGAAAAGTTAGTTGGTGATATGTATAATAAAGCTGCTGATAGGCAAATTAAGCGTGAGCAAATGAAAAATGATTTAGAGATTGCTAGAACTAACAAGAATAAATATGACAAATAGAAGACATTTAGATACAACTAGACCTGCTAAAAAAGATGGTGGTTCAATTTATATTAAACCTTCTCATAGAGGTCGTCTTACAGAACTTAAAGCTCGTACTGGTAAATCAGAAGTTGAACTTTATAATGACGGTAATCCTGCTCATAAGAAAATGGTAGTATTTGCAAGAAATGCTCGTAAATGGAAACATTAAAATAATTTAATTATGGATATATTATATGTTTTAGGAACAGGCTCTAAGTGGGATAATAATGAACTTCGTTACTCACTTCGTAGTATAGAGAAATTTGGTAAAAATGTAGGTAATGTATATGTTATTGGAGCAGATCCTGGATTTCTTTCTGATAAAGTTACATTTATTGGTTCAGCTGATTATTTAGATGCTAAGCATAAAAACATTCTTAATAAAATATGTGAAGCATATGAATATACTAATATTTCTGACCATTTTCTTTTATCATCTGATGACCATTTTTATGTAAAAGAAACTGATTTTGATAACTATCCTGTATATTGTAAAGGAAATCTTCCTGATAAAGTAAAACCTACAGATAAAGCTAAAGGATATAAACGTTCACTTGTTGCAACTAGAAAACTTCTTGAAGCTCATGGTTATTCATTCTTTCATTTTGGTTGGCATGGAAATACTCATATTTATAAAGAAGCAATAGATTTAGCAAGTGATTTAATTGAACAATCTTATGAAATACCTAAAGGTTGTGAACCAACTTCTCTTCTTTTAAATGTTTTATATAAGCATAAACCTTTTGAATTTATTAAACGAAAGGATTTGAAAATAAAAGCAAGTTTAAGTGGTGTTGAAGATTTGAAAGAAAAGATTGGAAATAGAGAAGTTTTCTCAATATATGATGATGCAATAAATAAAGGTGTAGCTGAATACTTGCAGGAATTATTCCCAAATAAATCAAAATATGAGAAATAATAAATAACGTAACTTTAGTGCATTTTCAAGTTACTTGTGTCCATTGTCCTAGTGATAGTGGACACTTTTTTATTTTAATTTTTTGAAATTCGATTTAAGCACATCTATGTCGTTTGCAGTACAAACTATCAACTGAATACATAAATTTCAATACAAGTCAAAAGGAACAGAAAAATTGGCAAATTGCATGACTAATTTACTAATATCGAACAGAAATTTAATACTTTTTAATGGTGCTGATGTTGATGTTGACAGTAATTACAATATAGATAAAATTCTTGGTAAGAATATTATAAATAGTTTTGAAGATATTATTAAAAGTGCTATCTTTGCAGCGGTTAAACTATTGTTAGTTATAAATAATATAATTTTAAAGTTATGGATATTGATTTTGAAGGAAAAGGTGGTGCTACCGTTCAAACTACGCCAGATACTAATCCTGGTACTAATCCTGGTACTAATCCTGCAAATGAGCCTGATACAACTCCTTTAGACGGAGGTGGCACTGATGATATAACAGGAAAAGATAATACACCTAAAGATGATAAAAAACCAGATAATGGTGGTAGTCAAGGTGATGATGATACTCCTTCCTCTACGGGGGATTTAGAAGCTGGCACCGAGATTGAATATGAAGGTGCTACTTATACTGTTGATGAAAACGGCAATATTGTAGATAAGGATGGAAAAGTATTTATAGAAGCAAAAGATGTAGCTAATTGGCTTAAAGATAATAATGCTGCTGATGCTAGTGATACTGATGAATTATCTATTGATGCTATTCGTGAAGCTGTTGGTGTAGATGTTACTGATGAAGATGGAAAGCCTGTAGAATTTACAAATGACGCTAAGGGTGTTAAGAGTTATATTGATTCTGTTATTGCTCTTAAGTCTAATGACATTGCTCAAGGCGCAGTTAATAAAATTTTTACAGATACTCCTCTTCTGAAGCAATTTGTTGATTACGTTACAGTTACTGGAAGTCCCAAAGGTTTTGGTGATATTCCTGATAGAAGTGGTATTCAATTAGATAAGGATAATCCATCGCAACTTGAAGCTATCATTCGTATGGCTGCAAAAGAGTTTGGTAATAAAAGTTTAAATGATAGTTATATCAAATATCTTAAAGACTCTGGTGCACTTTATGATGAGGCTAAATCACAACTTGATGCTCTTGTTGGAAAAGATAAAGCTTATCAAAAAGAAATTGAAGCTAGAGCAAAAGCCGCAAGAGAACAAGAAGAACAAGAAGTTCGTGAATATTGGCAAAGTGTCAGTGATGCTATCGCCAAAAAAGTTATCGGTGGTTATAAACTTCCCGATAGCATTGTAAGAGAGATAAATGGTCAAAAGGTTACTTATACTACTGCTGATTTTTATAAATATCTTTCAGAACCAGCAGTACAAGATGAAAATGGTAATGTGATGACTGCTTATCAAAGAGATTTAAATAATTTGTCAAATGAAGAAGCTCTTAACAGAGAGTTACTTGATGCTTGGCTTACTTTCACAGGTGGAAGTTATAAAGATTTAGTTGACATGGCAGTTAAAGAAGATACTGTTAGAAAACTTGTTATTAAGTCTAAACAACAAAGGTCTACTCATACTGTCAAAGTTACTAAACAAAAACCTGCCAAAGTAGATGTTAATGATATTTTATTTTAATCTCTAGTTTTTATTAACATTTAATTATTTATTCTATGTACAAACTTAGAGAAGTATCTCGTGGTAAATTTGATGACCGTGGTTATTCTAATGAAGAGACCATTGCTCATCTTATGCTTACACATCCTGAGGAAATTAATAATACTCTTACCTATACCTATGGTATGGATGATGATAGGTTTCCTCTAACATTCCTTACTGAAGGTCAAGGTAGTGCTGGTGTTGTTGATATTAATACTGAACAATGGACTTGGAAAACAATGGGTAGGTCTAAGTTCAATGATTATGTTGTTTGGTTTAACACAAGTAATACTACTCCTGGTAAAGGTGGTGCTATGTTTGATGTTGAGTTTGCTACTCACTGGCTTATTGAACAATATGGTTTGATTGCTCCTGATGGTAAGACTCAAGTTCGTATTATGAAGGACTTAGGTGAAGGTGCTCACGGTGGTTTCCTCTATCGTCTTAAGCTTACTTCTGCTAATCCTAATTTGTTTGTTTCTCCTGATAATCTTGCCGTAGGTAAGTATTGGAGTATGACTGCTCCTACTATTAGTGCTTCTTATAGTAAGGGTAATCGTATGAATGTTATGGGTCCTGGTAAGATGACTTCTCAACTTGAGTATCATCGTTATTCTTGGGAAATTGCTGGTAACATTTCTAATACTGTTGTAACTTACGAGTTTAAGACTAAGAGTGGTGGTACAACTAATCTGTGGATTAATGAGGAACAAAGGCAACATGATATTCATATGCGTATTATGGATGAAGAGCGTCTTTGGCTTGCTGAATATAACCGCACAGAAAATGGTGAAATTACTCTTGTTGATCCAGACAATGGTCAACCTATTCCTCATACAGCAGGTATGATGGAGATTTGTCGTGAGTCTAACTACGATACTTATGGTGAGCGTCTTACTCTGAACAAGATTGAACGTACTATTGGTGATGTTCTTGACAAGGATACTGATACAGGTTCTATGGAGGTAGTTCTTGGTGTTGGTAAGGGCTTTGCTCAAGACTTTGACCAAGCTATTCGTGATGATGCTAAGGCTGAAGGCTTTGTTACTCCTCTTGGTGACAAGATGATTGAAGATTGGGAAGGTGGTCTTTCTTATGGTAAGTATTTCCGTCGTTACAAGACTGTAGATGGTCATATTATCACTCTTAAGACTCTGCCGTTCTTGAATCATGGCACTCTTGCAGATAATGATAAAGCTAACGGTAATGTTCATCCTCGCACAGGTCTTCCAATGTGTTCTCACCAAGCATTCTTACTTGATATGAGTACATATAATGGAACTCGTAACGTTCGTAAGGTTCGTCTTAAGGGACAAGTTTATCTCAGTGGTGTTCTTAAGGGTCTTACTCCTATTCCTGCAAGTTGGGGTGGTGTTCCTCAGAATAGCTTAGGTACTGAGATTGATATGTCTAGATATGAAATTAAGAACACATTTGGTCTGCAAGTCAACAACTCAACTAAGATGATGCAGTTGAAGTGTGTCCTCTAAAAAGTAATAATAATTAAAGATATAAATAGAATATGCCACTTAATAATCCTACTACACAGGCTGGTGGAGTTGTAAGTTCACCTAAGGTAGAAACTCCGCAGGGTACTAATTTAAATAGTGCTGCAACTTTTGACGAAGATTTGAATAAAGAATATACTGATGTTAGAAAAGTAACTATTAGTCTTGTTCATAATTATTCTAATTACAGAAGGGCTAATATGAAAGTTCTTGGACAACGTAAAGAAACTATAGGTTCTTCTATTCGCTCTTGTCAAATTCTTTCATCTAATGCTGAAGAAGTTGCTACATATTTTCCTGCACTTATAGGTTTATCACCTAATAATCCTGATTTTATTACTCGTGTTAAAGCTTGGCTCAGTAATATACAATTTACCATAAACGAAAATGATGTTTCTTTAAATACATCTTTCATTTATAACAAAAAGTCTGATTATCTTGATATTCAAAAGAAAGAAGATGCTATAAATGCAGAATATGACAAGGTAGATAGAGCTAATACTTCTGCTATTAAGGAAGCTCTTAAAAAGAAGATTGATGCTCTTAATGCTCTTGAAAGTTCTAAGTATAAATATGGTCGTCCTGTTAATCTTGAAGAATATTTAATGTATCGTCATTGTCTTTTGTATAATGATGTGGCAAAGGATATTGCTCTTATTAACTCAGATCCTAGTCTTCGTTTCTATATTAAGGATGAGGCAAGAGAAGCAGAAAAGCAGAAGAAGTTAACAGAACAGAAGACAAAGGCAATGAAGAACTTTGTTGAACTTAATGGTACTACGTCTAAGTTTAATGCAGTTTATGTTGCAATGTGTGTTTCTCGTAATGATAATCTTTCTGAAGCTCTTCTTAAATCTCAAAATGAAAAGATTGCTGCAATGATTGATTTCGTTAATTCTAATCCAGACAAATTTAATAGGTTTGTTGAAGATAAGAATATTCAAATCAAGGCATTTATTGAAACCTTAGTTACTCGTGGTGAACTTGTACGTTCTGAGTTTAATCAACAACTTTCTACTGCTGAAGGAACATTTATTGGTGCTAATATGAACGAAGCTATTGCTTGGTTTGAAAATCCAGAGCATAAAGATGTTCGTGAAGCATATGAAAATAAACTTAAACTTTTTTAATATAGTGAAGATATGACTATAGCTGAGATGCACGTATGGTTTAGACAGTATGCTCAACAAATGGGTATGCAAAATGTCCGTGCTATACTGCCCGAACAAATTGATTTATTAATCAATTCGAGTATCACAGATACAGTCAATCAGGTAATTGCACAAAACGTTAATGTTACTAATGATAGAGTTATTACAGATAATTCTAAAATTGGTCAAATAAACGCTCTTAGTTATTTGTATAAAACTGGTACTGTTAATGCAAAACCTGTAACTTCTGGCTCAGGTGAAATGGCTAGACCATTTGTAGCTGATAAACAACATCCTATATATTCTCAATCTGCTGAAATATATAAATTTACTTCTAGTGGTTTTAATTATTTATATTTGGTAGATTTTGCAATAGAATATGAGATAAGTAATAATAAGCTTACAAATTGGTTTCCTGTTAGAATAATAGAAGATAGGTTTCTTGCAGATACTTTAAACGATTTTATACTTAAACCTACAGTTCGTTCTCCAATTGCTGTTATTTATAATGACCAATTAGATTTGTATATTGATAATGCAACATATGAAGATAATATAGTTCATCTTCCTCATGGTTTAGTACCTTCTAGACTTCGTGTAAGTTTTATAGATATACCTGCTAAAGTTGCATATAGAACAGATGTCGGTGGAGACAATGTTGATTGTGATTTACCTGAATATATGCATGTTGATATTCTTAAGCACGCTGTTGACCTTTATCGTATTGCTGTAAATGGTGGTATGTATAGTGTTCAGCAGCAACAACAAGCTCAAAATAGGGAACTAGCTAGAAATAATGCTAGACCCGATAATGAGGGTTATCAATCTTAAATTTAAATAATTAATAATATGAAACAACTTTTAATTTTAAAGAGTAGTCCTGCTTATGGTTATAACGTAAGTGATGCTAATGATCTTAGTGGATTAGCTCCTGGTGCTATTGCTTTCTTCGATCTTGCAGATAATACTCTGCTTACAAGTAAAGCTGAAAAAGATTTTGGTATTGCTTTAGGTCGTCCTAATAATAGTCCTGCTTTTGTTATTCCTGAGGTAGACGTAGCTAGTCTTAGTGTTGTAAAGGCCGAATATAGTGCTGGTGCTGTTTTTACTTCGACAATTACAGTTCCTACTGTTGCTGCAGGTAATACGTACACTGTTGTACTTATTAAGAAAGGTGCAGTTCCTCATGAACGTAATACTTGGACTGCTACAGAAACTGTTCCTTTTGGAGACACTACAACAACAGCATCTGATGTAGCTGCAAAGCTTAGGAAGTATTTTGAGGCTGTTGCAGAAGCAGGTTCTTTAGACATTGTTGTAAGTGGTACAGGTGCTAATATTATCATTACTGGTAAAAACAAGGGTGAAGGCTTTGTTCTTAAGGGTGCTGATGATATGCTTAACGTTGCTCCTACAAGTGTAACAGTAGCGTCTAAGCCTATTGGTGACAAAACATATGTTGCTGATTTAGCTTCTCAATGTGCTGCAGGTAAGGGCTTCAATTATGTTGAAGGTTCTG